ACCTGTAACTGTGAGATTACCGCTTATAGTAGTGTTTCCATCGACTTGTAGAGTACCTGAAATATCAGCATTGCCATTTATATCTGCGTTACCGTTTATTTCTATTTCGGTTGCTGTTAGGTCTATTTCGGATGTAGCGCCAATAGATAATATTTCATTACTAGAACCTTGAATAAATTGAGAAGCGTCATTAAAACATAATTTGTTGGTTGAATTAAGGGTCAAACCAGTCCCGTCTGTGTGAGTTAAAGTTGTATCACTATCAGCACCAAATGTAACTACTGCTGAATCTGTACTAAATGTAAGATTACCACCTCCTAAAAGTAAATCTCCAGTAGCCTTTATATTTCCACCTACCGTTAACATTTCTGTAATGTCATTAGTATAGTGTAAAGTCGAACCTATACCTACATATCCTGAATCATAAGTTCTTGTCTTAGAAGTTGGACCAGTACCTTCCTGAGTCCAAGCAGAAGTTGATACCTCTAAAGAATTAAGATAATTATTAAGAGTATTCTTTGAAGGGGCTATATCAGTTGCATCTGCCCAAGCACCATCCCCCACAGTATCAAAAGAAGCATCTGATATTCTATTATCTATTCTCCCTTTTAAATATTGTTTAGAGATTAACCTATCGTCCATAACCAACATACGTGTCTTAGCTGTTGTGTTTTTATGGAGACCATAGTCTCCTACTTTCTTTTTACGTACTTTTGTTGGTTTGAATACTTTTACTTCGTTCGGCATAGGTGCTCCTAGTTGTGGGCGACTTTGTCTTTGGTGTCGCCCAAACCAAAATTCAATGTTTAACTAGTTAACCTTAGTCCGAAATTATGATACAACCAGCCTCTGGTCGGATAATTTTCAAACCATATCTTAACGACATGTATGAACCTGTTATTCCGAAACCGGGGTTGGCTTCCTCGACAGTTAGACCACGTCTTTCAACGTAAGCTACTGGTTTGGTTTTCATATCAAAAATTCCAGCTCTTGTTTTAGGTACGTATGGATTAACAACTACGTTAAGACCGTAGAGTTGTCCAACAATACCACTACTAGAAGTTGAGTTGACATAATCCAGTCCGCCTTTCGGTGAGCCACCAGCATCTTCTGCTGCGACCGTGAAAGGTGCTGTGAAGTCAGCCAAGTTCAATAGAGTCTTGTAGTGGGTTGGGGATACCAGAATTGTATCTGGGGTCATTCCCTTTGCCGCCATAAGTTCTATAGCCTTGGTTACGTCTCCTAATTCCAAGTTACCACCGGAAGTTGCTTCAGACGAGCTAGAGTCAGTCGATGCGAAGTAGTGAGTACCCAAGTCGTTCAAATCACTTGTTGAGTATCCTCCATATTCGTATAGTCTGGTTCCAGAGCTTGGACTTGCACCATAAAATCCACCGTGTGGATAAGTTGCGAAAGTCTCAAGCGCTGTCTCAGCGGTTGCTGCTGCTACTGCGGTTGTACCGAAAGTTGCGTCAGTCAGTCCAAAGACTGCGTAAATAAAGTGTTTAGTTACGTGTCTGTCAACTGCTTTTCTTGCTTCGTTCAGAGCTAATTCCATCTCAGAGAATCGTGAATCTTCCAACATTCTTCGGGTAACACCTACAGCGATACCAAACTCCTTAACTGAGACACGTTCGTTTCTCAAGTCAGTGTGTTGGTAAGCTGGAGTTGCTCCTTCTTCTATTTGCTCAAGTCCCATTGAGGGCTTTGCAAATGTAATATCAACGTCTCCACCAGTATCTGTGGTAAATCTCTCTGCAAACATTGCTACAACTGGCATCTCAGTGACTTTGTAGTCCTGAATTGCGTCCTTGTAGTCTATTAGAACTCGGTTAGCTGTGTCATTTAACTGACTAGTTGCTAAACCGGGGTTCGTTCCTGCTGCTACCATATTTTATATCTCCTTAGAACACCAAGCACTTTGTTACAGTGCTGTCTGCCGCGTTTGTTTCCAAAGCTACTGCTTGGGTTACACGGTTTGTGTTGGTTGTCTGTGTATCTAATTCTCCATCAGCTACACACTTAAGATTATCTCCAGCCTCTACTGCTGCGGTTAATATGTTACATACAATACCGCTTCCGGTAATTATACTAACTGGTGTGTCCGCGTCAGCATCGGTTAAAGCTACTCCTGCTATAGGGAAATATTCAACAGCCGCAGTCGCTTTGACAGCGTCGCCAGACGTATCAATCATCAAACATTGACCTGCTAAGATAGCAGCTCCTGCGTTTAGATTTATAATACGTGCCGGTGCTCCACCGTCATTTACTAATGTGCCTTTTACTATTGCCATATTTAGTTCTCCTCTCCTTTGAAGACAATTCTACCATTTTCCATCGCAAACATGCGTGGGGTTTCTTCGTCCTCTACCAGAGCCTCTTCTGCATCACTGGATTTTCCCTTACCATAGGTTCTTTCGACTTCCTCTGGTATAGGTACTCCATCCATAGCGATACTAAAGCCTTCCAGCTTTATTGCGTCCCATGTCTTGAGTTCCTCTGCACGTGCATCCTTCCCATCGTCCTTGAGTTTACCTAGAGCGGCTTCCTTTGTGATAATTGAATCAACAAAGGATACGACTTTTGCTTCTGCTTCAGCAGCTGCGCGGGTCTCTTCCTCCTCTTGGAACTTTGAAACGAGAGCTAATGCTTCCTCGTGCTTAGAATTTAACTCAGCATAAGACTTATTCATTTCTTCTAACTGGGTTTTCATCGAAGCGAATTCACGCTCGGTGATTACCGCAGCTTCAGAAACTTCTTTTGTCTGTTCTTCAGCCATGATTAATTCCTCGCTGTTTCGCCCGTGTGTTTCACAGGCACAGGATTCTTTATGGCCTCCACAGCCACAAGAATCTGGTTTTGACTCTTCACCGAATTCACGGTGTTCGTCACATTTCGTTTCTATCGTACATGCGTCACAAACGGGGGTTCGAGTCTCATTATCAATAAAACTCACCTCAATAGGACGAATGTCCATTGCAAACGGTTCTCCTAGAACGTCTACATCCTTAGAAAACCAATCGATAGAGACATGCGTCATATCTCCGTTTTCAATCTTTTCTAGCACTCCACTTTTTTCTGCTGCCTTTCTATATAGTTGCGCAAGCATCTTTATAGCAGTCTTTCCATCATCTAGTTCTACGATTTCTGGGTTGATAGCCTTTCCAAGGATGTCATCCTCGGTTCGTTGATGATTGTAGTAAACTGGTAATTCAGCAAAAGTATCTACACTGTTTTTTAATACGGATGATTCAATAAAGACCTTTTGGTCACCATCTTCATCGTGGGGGCCCGACGTTATAGCAATAACTGGGTATTCTATAAAGTCATCCGTAAGGACAGGGTCTTCCAAATCCAGCGCAAAGCTGCGTTGGTTTTCCTTTCCTCCCCCGGCAGAATCGTAGGCAAACTTTCTATCAGTTGCCTCATCTACCCTCATGCGACACATATTCGCCGCAGTCTCTTGGTAGTCTTTTATACCTCTTCTTTTAAGAGTAGGTCCTACCTCTATTATACAACGTTCGTAGTCATATTCGTCGCTCATTCTTTCTTATCCCCCGTAGCATTAGCTGCCGGTTGATTACCAGCGCCACGTTTTTCGGTCCTTGCAGACTCTTCTTTCTTATCTTGGTCTTTGCCTCCAGATATATTAGCATTCTCTGCTGTATCTTGCAACTCCTCCACTCCTTCTGGATTCAATCCTCTCTCTGACCTAACTTCACCGGGTGAAAGAACTCCCTCTGATAGGTATATCATGTCAGTCTTTGCTTTAACAAAGGCATCATCTACATTTATTTGTCTGAATCTGAACAACGCATCTCCACCTAGTAACTGTGGCATCAACTGCGAATTGATAGCAGCCTCCACCGCAGACTGTAAATGCCTAACATATGGCTCAAAAACTGCTCGCGCCTGTTCAGGTTTGTCGAACATTGTAATTGGAACTTTAAGCGCCACATGGATTTTCTTGAGCAAATCATCAGTATATTTTCCATACTCAAAGGCTCGTTGCGTACCCTGTAGCTCCTTGACTTCAATATCATTACCATGAATAATGTCTTCGCCGGGTTCCAACGCATTAAATGCGTCCACGATTTCGTTGATTTTATCAGGACCATAAGGCATATCGGGGAGTCCAGCGCTAATATCAAACCTACTAGTAGCGTATTTGTTGAGAGCAGCTCCAATGTCCCGTTCTGCATAATCTTTGAGGTCAACCAAATAAAGAATTGGATGGATGTCACTAAGACCATAAGCGTAATCATCGAACGGGTTGTTACGGTAGACAATAAGCTCGTTTTCTTCAAATCTGATTGATTCCTGCTCATCTCCTAAGTCCTGATAATAGTACATTACCTGTCCATTAGGGTCTCTCTGAATGAACATATTCTGAGATGACCTTAAAACAAGATTATCTCCTGTCCATTCCATGAAAGATGTACCAAAAATCCTTCCATTACGTAACCATGTATATAAAAGTTGTTCGATATTTATCTCTTCGAACAGCCCCGTTATATTATCTCTGTCTTCATCACTGTCTGTAACAATATCAAAACCATCTTTTGCGGCATACATACATGGTAAATCTATCAAAGTCCTAATTATAGGGTCTGATAAATAAACATTCATATATGTTCTATTGTCGCCAATTTGCGGTTCTTTAATGTTTCCGCCAGCTTGACCAAATAAGTTCGGCCTATTCTGTAACTGTATTCGTTTTATAACACCAGAACCAAAACTTCTAGGGTCATCTTTCGAAAATGGGGGGTTTGTCCCCTTAGTTGCAAAACTCCGCCTGTTAAAGGGCCAGTAATCGCTCAGAGCCACGGCTATCAATAGCTTATAGTAGGTTATAGTATATAAAGCTTTCGCTCAAAACCTTTAAATACCACTTAATCGTCCTTTATTAAGGTTCCTATTATGTCGAGTAGTAGTAAATATAGCTCTTCTTTCCGCTGGGTCTCTCCTTTCACCTGATTGTTGAATATTTACACTAGCAAAAGAAGAACCAGAAGGTAGCATTGCTAAAGAAGCGTGTAATGCAATAGCACAACTATCACAATAATCATCATGTTTTCCGTCTGGAGCAGCTATTCGTTCAGTTTTATTGGCTGCATCCATGACATATTCTAAATCTATGTGTTCTCTAAGCCATTTATTGACTAATCTGGCTTGAGGTGGTTCTAGGCCGTCTGGATGAGGTACTCTCACCAAACCTTGTTGTATATATGACACATAATCTCTATAAATCTGGGTTTTTGTACCACGAGGGCCACCAGTAAATATAAAAGGTATAAAATGTATCTGTGGTTTATGTTCTATACAAGCTAATCTTATTTCTTGCTCAATCGCACCACCAATACCCGTAGCGTCAATAATAACACGGTCAGCGCCATAATCGCTAGCAACAGCCATGATACGCTTACGCTGATATGGAATGTCATGTCCACCTGTCTTTGGAGTAATCTCCTCAAGGTAGATAAGGTTTGCTCTGTTAGCATCTGCGTCTTTAGATGTACTCCATACGCTAATAACAGTGCTATTAACAGATTTACCAATGTCAACACCCACAACACAATTAGGATAGTTTTTTCCAGCTTCGACAAAGGCCATTCCTTGTGTGAGGCATCCTTTGAGTAATTCGGGATTGAAGATGTTCGAGACCGATTCGACGAATTCGCACTCATATTCTGTTCTCCAATATATTGAGTCTTCACCCCATTCCCTCATCTTTTCAGCCATATCATCATCATTATAGGGAGGGGAATAAGCCCTTCCTGCTTTCACTGCATCTCTCCATGTGAATACCATTCGCTCAAATGAGTTCTCATATGCATCATCATAAAGATAGCGCCACATATGATTTTCCTTACTTTTTGGAGTACCTAGATTAATAAAGGGAGCTTTATTAGATACAACCGCGGGCTCTACATTATCTACAAACAGTCTATCATCAATTAAAGGACTCTCATCAACAATACACATTGTTGGATGTTGTCCTCGTATAGCTTGTCCCTGATTAGATGGAGCTAATGGGGCTCTACGTAGGATAGTCCCTCCTTTCATTGTGATGTTAGGTTTGTTATGAAACCTATAATGGTCAATTAAGCCATTAAGAAATGGATTATCTGCAAAATGTCTATAACAATAATTAAATATAAGTGAAGCTTGGTCCTCAGATGGAGCCAAGATAAAAACTAAATCTCTAAATCTATTAAAGAACATGTAGATACATACAGCTACCGAAAGAGCGTAAGATTTACCACTGCCTCGTGGAGCCAATATTGCTAGTTTACGATGCTTATCAACATCTCCATTAGGATATGTTAACGTTTTTACTACTATAGATTCTTGTAATGGTCTAAGTTTAAGTGGTCTTTGTTTATTATCTATAAGATACGCTTCACAAAACGCTCTACAAAGAAGAGTCATCTTTTTTTCATCTTCTCTACATAAATTAAAAATCTTTTCAAGTTTTCTAGAGTCGTGAGCAGCTAAGCCGCTAATCGCTGACTTCATCTGGATTTCTTTCTTCACTGCTGTCATCTATTATTTCCTCTAGTATCTTACTAAAGTTCTCACTGTTCTTTTCTACTACAGTTGGAACTTCTATATTAAGAGCACGGAACTCAGTATGAATATCCCGTACAATCTGGTTTCTTTGTCGCAATAACTCTGTTCGCGCGTTAACATCCCGAATGCATACAAGAATTTCTTCCCAAAGCAAGTCTTCAAGCGCGAGATTGCGGGCAAGAAGCCGGACAAGTTCTTTATGTCTTTCATATTCCCCTTCTCCGACTCTTAAGCGTAATCGCTGTTCGTACCCTTCGACATCCATTACTTGGATTCGTCGAGTGCGGCCTTAACTTTAGATTTGACTAAAGCAGCAAGTTCATCATCTTTTTCATCCCAAGCTGTAATTAATACATTCTTGACTAAAGAGTCTTTAACGTGCTTTTGTGCAGTCTCATCCATTTTTTCAAAGGCTTTCATTTGTGCCTTTGTTAGATTCTTATCTAGCATTTCCATTAATTCAGCTTCGTTATTCTTCAAGTATTTGAAAACTAACTCTTTGACAGCTGGTACAGTATAAGCGATATAACCACCCATACCTAATACAACAGCACAAAGTGCCATCAACAATGGTTCGTCCATGATAGTATCTAATAGACCTGATTCTTCAACAGTATCCAAGATAGCAGTTAGGTTACCCTCACTGGTTTCGTTTGCATCTGCTGTGTTGTTATTGGTTTCGTTTGCCATAGGTTTTTTTCACCTGCTTACATATAATACAATAGCACTATATAAAGCTTTCGTTGTGTGGCCCCCAGAACGCCTAGTGTTTAGAAATCCTGTGGTTTTGTGGTCCTGTCGGGAGCCACAATTAAATTAGAACGTCAGACTATATAAAGCTTATGTTACTATTTCTTCTTTGCGACAGTTTTAACAACTTTATGTTCGTGTGCTTGCTCGTTTGATTCTATTAACTGCGATTGCTTCTGTGCTGAAGCGTTATAGTCAATAACAGCTTGTGCTTTACTTTTATAGAAAGCTGTCTTCTCTGCTTGTTCTTGTTTCCATACATCTAGAGCATCTTTGATAATTAGAAGAGCTGGCCCACCTAATATAGCTATCAAAGTTGTATATCCTTCGATTTGGTCAAGAACTGAGGAATCGTTGAGTCCGCTGT